AATCATTCTAGTTCCATAAATTACAGGAATATTTGCGTCATTAGATTGTTTGTTTAATAAAATACCTTTTTCGTAATTATCAAAATCATTAGTTCCAAAATCAGGTTGTTCAGGAACTTTGGGTCGCATAATCCAAGCTATTGCAACACTAATAACTAATGCAAGAGGTGGACTTACTTTAAATACTCTAGTTGCAACACTTACTGCGGCTCTGAAAAAACTACCAAACCCCATTATTCTCTACCCCACTTTACATCTTGTACTGTTTGTGAACTAAAGTTCATTCCAACATCTGTACTAAAGAATCTTTGTTGTGATGTATTGTTTGTTTTGCGACCATTTTTTTTATCAAAGTCAGCCCAATGTGATACTACTGCTAAATTAACTACACTATCTGTATCAGACTCATTGACACTAAAACTTTCTATGTTTCCAGCATATAAAAGAAAAGGGTCTGCAATAATAGAATTATCATCTGCTAATAAACCTCTAAAAATAGTTACAGCATCATTAACTACATTTTCATTTAAACAAGTTGATATAAATGTTTGGTCTGCACCTGATAAAGATATTGTTAAACTTGATTTAGTTACATCTGCTTGTTCAGTAAAATTAGAAAAACCTAATACAAAATCACTTGCAGAATAAGTAACTGAACCACCTGATATAGAAGAAGTTAATGGAAATGAGCAATCAGTAATATTGACAGCAGTACCAAAGCCAAGTGTGATAAGATGGAATGGTCTAATATCATTTGTTGCTAGTTCGTTCTTTAGTGCTGTCGTTAAACTTCTCGTCATGTTCCTCAAATGTTCGTCTATTAATTTTTATTGCATCATTGACCATATAACTAGCATTTTTAGATGGTTCGCTATACTTACCCTGATTAAAGGATTGAGAGTTAAAGTCATCAGCATCTATTATTTCTTCAGCTAAAAAATCAACACTTATCCAATACTTAACTTTATATTTCATCTACAATGCTTCTTCAACATCAAATTGAAACTCATAATATAAATTACCATCTTTATCTGCACCAGATACTCCAAACTCTTGAATGTCTGTTGTTAAAGAAACTGTAAAAGGAACATTGTCATAAGTAACTGCTGAATCATTTGCTAATGCTACAAGTAAAGGTGGTTCTATTGTAACTGTTGCCGCATTACTAGAACTTGTTACATCTGCAACAACCATATAAATTTTATTATGTGAAGCAAACTTTAAAAAATCTCCAGCTTTAAATCTACCAGCACCATCTCCAGCAAAAGCATCACAAGCGATTGTTGTATCTCCAACTGCATGAACACCATTAACTAATACTGTTCCTGATTCATTACCTCTAGCATCTTCTATTTCTGGCGGTATGATTGTAAAAGTTTCTTTCTGACTTCTTTGTTTCATTATAAAAGCCATTAAATCTCCATATACATCTGATCTTTTTGCAGTAATAATTTGAACAGTAAAAGCAAATCTTTGATTATCTATTTGTCTTACTAATCTTTTACCTGATACTGATTTAGATATAATTGTATTTTGAATTGACTTTATTCCTAAAGTTCCAAATTTAGCAGTTGATATAGGGAAAGCACCTGACATTATATTATACTTTTCGCACCTCTCTCATTAACAGCTTGATTAATTAATTGAGTTATAGTTCCTCTGCTTTGAGTTAGTAGTTCATCAAATCCTCTAGCATCTACTGTATTAATGTTAAAATTAACTGTTGTACTTCCACCACTAGTTCCTCTAGCATTTTGTGTAATTTGTCCTGATGAATTTGGTATGAATAATTCTGCACCTCTTTCTCCTACAAGAGTTGGTTGTCCTTTTGCAACAGCACCACCACTAGCAAATTTTGGTAAAAAGCTAGTAGCAAAACTCATTAAACTACTGCCCATACTACCATTACCACCAGTAATAGTTGATTGTGCTTTTTTTTCTGCTGTAATCATTTGTTCTATACCAAGTTTTGTTAATAGTTGTGCTATTTGAGTATTTTCCATAGCAATTTGAATTGCTTGTCTTGCTATCTGCTCTATTAAAGCCGCTATAATTTTACCTAAAACATTTAATGCCATATTTCTTAATGTGTCAGATAATTTTTCTCCAAATACTAATGATCTTGCTAATGCGTTGGACATTTTTGTAATACCGCTATTGATACCCTCTGCGATAGTAGTTTTAATATTTTTCATTTTTAAATGTATATCTTCCAATGCTTTTTCATTCATTTCTTTAAATATTCTATTAATAGTTTTTAATTCTACTTTTTGATGTTTAATAATTCCAGCTTCTCTGTTAGTAAGTTCAACTATTTCTTTTTTAACTGTAAAAGTTCTATTAAGTATAGCGAGTTCTCTAGCAGTTGATCTCATAGAAAGATTTTTATTTACTGCTTTTGTTAATCCAGCAACAGTTTTATCTATTTGTTTATTTAATGCAAAAAAAGTTGCTGTTGTTGCCGCAACTGATGCCGCAACCAAAGCTAAACCAACACCTGATAATGCCGCTATACCCCTTAATCCAGCAAGTACAGGAACTATGGCTTTTCCTAATGAAATAAAAAATGTTACTATTTTAAATGCTACTAAAATTTTAAATGCAGTAATTACACCATCTATATTTTTTGCTAATAATATAAATAAATCTGCAAGTCCTTTTACAGCTTTTGCCATAACTGTACCAAAACCAACTGCTAATCTTTCTAATTGTTCTGAATTACTTGCTAAAGATTTATCTAATTCTTTAAATTGTTTTTTTAATTCTGCAAAGAAACCAGCATCTAATAAGTTCTTTTTAAAACTAAATATTTTATCTCCAATCATTGACATTGTACCAGCAAATGTGTTTGCTAATTCATCTGTTGCTTTTCCAAATCTTCCACCTTTACCAAATACATTTTCAAATGCTTTTACTGTTTCTTCAATAGAAACTGTTGCACCAGCTTTAAAGCCAAGCATATTTCTAACACCTTTTTCTCTAAATAAATCTGCCGCACCTATACCAGCACTAAATGATCTCTGTATTTGCTCTGCTGTTGTTCTAAAATCTAACCCTGTAACTGCCGCAACATTACCAGTTATCTTTAACATTTTATTTAAGTCATCTGCGTTATCAGTTACTGTTGCAAGAATACCAGCACCTGATTGTATTTCTTCCAAAGAGAATGGAACTTTTGATGCAAACTTGGTCATATTTTCAAATGCTTTTGCACCCTCATTTGTGTTTTTTAATAAAAACTTTAATCTAACTTGTAAATTTTCTAATTGTTTTCCAGTATTAACTAAATTTCTAATTACTAGACCAGCACCTAAACCTATAAAAGCATTTTTTAAATTAAAGACAGAATTTTTTAGTCGTGATAATGAACCTTTGACACTATTTAATGCTTGTTTGGATTTATCTCGTGCTACTATGTCTATGTTAAGTTTTTGTGCCATAATTTATTATCTGTGTTTTGCTATTCGTTCTTGACTTTTATACTTATCTTGCTCTTTTTTCAAGTAAGCTAACCATAAATTATAATGGCTAACAGGCATATCAAGAACTTGTTGTATTGTGAGGTGTAATCTCTCTGCTATTACTAAAAGCGACCTGATGTCAGGGTCGCTATCTACTTTTTTTCGGCATCCTCGTAATTAGAGTCTGCAAGTATTTGATTGGCAATATTTGAGATAACATTAGAGTCTGCTTTTTTTTTCAAAGCAAGTTTATCAAATGGTTCAAATGCTTTGATCATTTCTCCCTTGTCGTTTTTGACTTGGAGTTTCATAACAAGCAAATCAACAAGAATAGTTAAATCTTGAAAGTTACTAGACTTTTTAAAGATTATGTTTTTTTCTTCAAGGGTAAGTGGTTCAGAATAAAATATACTCGGATTACCATGCTCATCTTTCCACTGTTCTACTTCAATAGTAATAGTTTTAAGAGTTTCAAAATGAGTCTTTACTCTATCAATAACTGACATAAATTAGAATTATACAGTTCCTCTTGTCAATCCGCCTGTGCCTTGAAATGTAACTGATCTAGTAGTTATTCCATCTAAAGAAACATTGACACTCATTCCTGTAACAATTCCTGAACCAGTAAAAGTCTCGTCTCCTGAAGAATTACCCTCTGGTGCTAAAATAAAAGCTATTGTAGTTCCAGCAGTTAATGTTTGTTGTGGAGAATCAGTTTCATCATAACTCATTTCTAAAGTTCCTGAAAATGATGTTCTACCACTTACAAATGATTTAGTTGCATCTGATAATTGAGTATCTTCTACAACATCAGCAGTAGTTTCAAGTGTGTAACCAGTAAGTTCGCCTATACCAGTTCCACCAGCAGTAACTATTCCCTCTTTTCCGAAGTGTGTTGCCATTTTTTATTTTCCTTTTTGCTTGTTGATATATTATTTTGTTCTTTCTTCCAACCTAAATCTAAAAAATTATCAAGTTGAGTTTCGTTAATAACAACTTCATTCCCATCTTTATATAATTTAATATCTTTAGCCATAAGTCCTTTTATTAGTTTTCTTCTTGTTCGTCAATATCTTCTTCATCTTCTTCAAAATTATCATCATCTAAATCTTCTTCCCACTCTTGATTATCTTCTTCTTGGTTCTCTTTTAGTTCAGATAATAAATCTTTTACTTCTTCGCATAACATAGACTCTTTATCGTGCATTTTTTCTATCTGGTCTATTTTCTTTTCTATTTTGTTTATAATTTTAGTTGTCATATTATCTCCTATGGTGTTCCAGCTTGATACTCATACATACATCTAATAGTCATTCTTATGCCACCAACAGGAAATAAACTTCCCTCATCAGTTTCTACTTGTATAACTTCTGTATCAAGTGCATTACTACTTCTTGTAATATCAGATTCTAATGCAGTTTCAATAGCTGTAATTAATGCGTTTCTTGCAGTATCTATATTAGATTCAGCACCTTTTACAAAACCTAATACTACAAAATCAATCGTACCATGTCTTGTTCTAGCACCAGTTCCTAATTCCGAATCATCTCTATTTTCTTCTGATGTTTGTACTATTACTGCTGGATATTGTTGCTCTGATAATTCATCTAATTGAAATGGTTGTCTAGTTGCTTTTTTTATGTCTGGGCTAGATATATTAGATATTACTGATAATAAATTAGCCGCTATATTTTCTCTTACACTCATAATGCCCCTGTACCTTTCATTCCTAAATAAGATAAAATTGCAATAATTACAAATCCTATTAATAAACCAATAATCATATTCTAAACTTTCTTAATTCTTTTTCTACAAATCTGTTGAACTGCTTACTTATAATCTTTTCTGTTCTATTGTTAAAGCCAAAAAATTCTCTTTTAGGGTCATTCAATACTTGGTTAAATAATGCTCTTTTAATCATTTGTGCATTACTAAAACCTAATGATACTTTGTGTTTTCCTGTTTTTTTACTTGTTAAACTACCTAACATTCTACCAGAATAAAATAAATCTACATTTGTTGATTTACCCTCTCTGTTTAATTTTTTTAAATAACCTTGTGAATAAGGTGCAAATGCACCATCTTTAAAATTAATACCTTTTTTAGTTTTAGTTCTAACAATATCTATTAATTGAAATCCAGCTTGTTTAATACCTTTGTCAATTATTCTAGGTAATACAGATTGAAACTTTTTAAATTTTTTAGCTACTTGTTTTGAGTTAGATTTAATCTTTAAATCGACAGCCATTATCTAGTCAATCGTCTATATCCATGTAAAGGTTCTCTTTCATTAGATACAATACTTCCATCTGCATCTGAATCATACTCTACACCATCTTCTAATATCATTCTCCATTCAATATTATATTGACCCATGTAATATTCAGCCATTCTTTCAAATCTATCTTTTTCTGTTTCTGGTCTGAATTTAGTTAATGCTGGTAAAAAAAATCTTCCTAAAAATAAATAAACACCAGCTCTTTCAAACTGATCTAAATTTACTTTTGTATTAACCATTTCTGCTGTGTTTAGAACTGTAATATCTGTAAATATGTTTGTTTTATATACAGGCCACCACTCTACTCTTAATGCTCTTAAAATATCATTTGTAGTTTGTGCAAAGAAATTAACTGTTTCTGTTGCGTTATTTGCAATACCAAAATCAAAAGCATCAGGTTGATACTTTGTTACATCAGCATGAGTAATTACATCAGCACC